CTAATAACGAGGTCCACACTGATCCACTTGGGATGCCATTCTTAACGTCGATCGTTATATGCTCACCGATCCTGTATCTCTTATCAATGAGGTTACGTCGCAGGTATGGCTTGATATATAACCAATAACGTTCTGTATAATGATCGAAGACGTCCAATGCTTCTCCAATAATATCCAGAGCGAATTCAATCAAGTCCCTTGATACTGACTGATCAAATACAGACCAGTCACCACAATATACCATACTACTATTCTCCATCAATTTACCTAATGATCGCCACGCCTCGCCATGTTTGTGTATCCCCAACGCGATAGGATGTGGATATGTCTTGTTAAGTGACACAATCTTATCCATCAGTGGCCGCCACACAGGATACGAAATGAATTGCTCCATTCCGCCACACATGGATATCACCCTTCCAACAGGATTAGCATTCCTCGCCTTGACAGCCGCCTTCGTTAATCTTGTCAATTTCGGTCGCGATGCTGCCTGCCATGATTCAATCATATCTAATGGTTCGGGATGCACAGTTTGATCACCTCTACCAAGTGATGCCCACATTGCCGATGACAATTTGAACAAGAACCTATATGATTCACCCTTTGTTGTGAATCCAAACTTGGTAAATGGTAATCCCGGTGATGCATCCTTGTTAATCTTCAATGTATCATGGCTTTTGAGTGATGAATACGCCTGCACTCGTCGCCCTGGGAATAATAGTCGTGCATAATCAGACGCCGTCTTGTGCGTTGAGAATGCCTGATCGGATCGTGAATAGTATGAATTGAGATAATTAATTTTGTCTTGAGTGGATCCACCGACTCTAGCATATTCATTACTTTTTTTTAGTATGTTCATTGCACCTCCTCCAATAGAAATTAGATTCTCTGCCATGAACTTATTTGATTTATAAAATTTTTTATGGTTTTTTATATTATTTATTTTTTCTGATTTTTTAATTATATTATGAGATGGTTCAAATGAGGTAGTGACGTTCACGCTATTGAGCGCGACGTTTACCTCTGCCCTTTGCCGACTTCGCAGCAGCACGGGTAGGGGACACTCTGGGTCGTAACGGTGAACGACGGACAGCAGGTGTTGGAGGTAGGATAGCTGCCTCCTCCTCTTCCGCCCCCACAAGCGCGTCTCCCTCAGTCTCTTCATCTCCGCTTCTATCTTCTTCAAGAATCGGGAGGGCAAGAAAGGATAAGTCCCTGCTCTTCAGGTATGACGTGAATGTGTCAACTAGGCGTTGCTCCTCACCAACACGGAGACGTGAGGAGTATGTGCTCAGAAACACAGCCGTATCATTACGAGAGAGGAACTCAACCTGCGCATCATGGAGCCCGTCCTCAAAGCACCTCGTGATGTATTCCTGGAGTGGCCTCTGCCTCTCCATCGATTCTGCGTCCAGTGACAGGTACTCATCCGTCCACTGTTCCGTATATTTATTACGGACCATACCCGCGAGGCCCTCATACTCGGTCAATACCTCCCACCGTGCATTATAAGCGGCGCGGATCTTCGCTTGCTTGGCTTTCAAGTCATTGATCTCCCTTTGGATCAATGCTTCTTCAGCGGCGACTGTCTTGC